ATGTAGTTTTTCGGGATTATTTTAGTAACACAGTTTTTAAACCGCCTGCAGAAAACTACATGATGCCTGAGATAGATATTTACAAAAGTCAAGTAAGATTTATGGACGGATCTAGAACACCTTGGGCGAATAGAGTCACAGCTCTCTGTAATAACGAGGAGTATAGACATTCAATCGCTTTAATGGCAGCTTCATACGCGGCTAGAGGGCATAAAGTTCTTGTAGTAAGCGATAGAGTACACTTCTTAAAAGCCTGCGCTGAATTAGTAGGGGATAAAGCAGTCTGTGTAACAGGAGACGTGGGACATGAAGATCGTGAAAATTTATTAGCTGATATAAGAAATAATAAAAAAGAAATACTGTTTGGAACTCAAGCAATATTCTCTGAAGGTATTTCTGTTAATAATCTTAGTTGTCTCATACTAGGCACTCCCATAAATAATGAACCGCTCCTGACTCAGCTCATAGGGCGCGTTATAAGGGAGGATAGTAATAAAAAGACCCCTAAAATTGTAGACACTCACCTATTAGGTAACACGGCCAAGCGGCAAGCCTCTAACAGGATGGGATACTACATTAAACAAGGTTGGAAAATTAACCAACTATAATAAAAATAATTCTTGACATTACATTGAAATTTTAGTATAATTATGATTCTCTACAACTGGCCCAAAATCTTTACTCTTAGTAAGGGAAGCGCAAAACAGATGTATCTTATTATTAAGATGATTACTAATAATGAGATACCACAAAATAAGCGTGATCCCTTATACAGGTATATGGACGTAGATTTTTCTGGAATTAGCTTTTTAGTTCATCCAGAGGTCTTAGTCTATAATAGTTATGCGTACAGTTATAGAGACATAGGAGTATATCTAGCCCTAGCTTCTGCAAGAAATCTTATGGATTTTAAATTAACGGGTGACACACGTTTAGCTCTGGAACACTGCCCTGTGGAAGGAGTAACCGATTACTTAATAGAAAATAGACTACTTTATATAAAAGATGATTATATTCATTTTATCTATGAGGAAGTTACAAAGGAGAATACACACTAATGGCTATTGGATTTAACAAAACTAAAGGCGCTGCCAAAAAAGGAAATATTGTATCGTATGCTTATCGCGACGGTGATAACGACGTTCGTCTCGTAGGAGATGTTCTTGCTCGATACGTTTATTGGATTCCTGGAGAAAACAATAAGGATATTCCTTTTGAGTGCCTGTCTTTTGATAGAAACGAAGAGAAGTTTAACAATTTGGAAAAGGACTGGGTACGAGAATATCATCCAGACCTTAAGTGCACTTGGAGCTACGCTATGCAGTGCTTAGATAAGGGTGAATTAAAAGTCATCAATCTAAAGAAAAAGCTTTTTGAGCAAATTCTTACTGCTGCGGAAGATTTAGGCGATCCCACAGATCCACAAGACGGCTGGGATATTAAATTTAAGAGAGCAAAGACTGGCCCTCTTCCTTACAATGTTGAATATCAACTCCAAGTTTTGAAGTGCAAGCCCAGAAGTTTATCTGAAGCAGAAATGACTGCTATTGAATCTCTGAAGTCTATGGATGATGTTATGCCTCGTCCTACTACAGATGCTCAAAAAGAGCTTTTAGATCGTTTACGGTCTGGCGGATCAGATAAGACCTCTGATGATATTGATGAAACTATTGAAAAAGAATTTAACATCGCATGATTTTATTTACAGCCGATTGGCATTTAAAACTCGGGCAAAAAAATGTCCCAAAAGAGTGGTCTTTAAACCGATATCGGCTATTCTTTGATGAAGTTATATCGTTAGAAGCAGAGTGTAATATGCACATTATAGGGGGCGATCTTTTTGATCGCCTTCCTAATATGGAAGAGCTGGAACTTTATTTCTCTTTTATTAGAAGAGTAAGTATTCCTACTATTATATACGATGGCAATCACGAAGCCACTAAAAAGGGAAAGACTTTCTTTTCTCAACTTAAACAAGTAAGTAGAGATATTAACCCTTTAATTCATGTAGTAGACACTTCTTGGGTGGATACAGATATGGGATTTAGTATCTTACCTTATCGTGAACTACATAGTAAGGGTAGTATAGAAGCTCTGGACTTTAAAAAGCCTGTGTTTACTCATGTTAGGGGAGAAATACCTCCTCATGTAAAGCCTGAGGTAGACCTTAGTCGATTTGAAGATTTTCCTGTAGTTTTTGCAGGAGATTTACATTCACATAGTAACACTCAAAAAAATATTGTATATCCAGGCAGTCCTATGACTACTTCTTTTCATAGAACAAAAGTAGAGACTGGCTATATATTAATTAATGAATCTGATTGGTCTTGGCTATGGTGCCCTTTTAAGCTGCCCCAACTTATAAGAAAAACTGTATCATCTACAGAAGAGATGGTACCTACCGAATTTGACCACACAATCTATGAGATTGAGGGAGATTTAAAGCAGCTCGCTAATGTTAAGAACACAGAGTTATTGGATAAGAAAGTTATAAAAAGAGCCTCAGAAGCTACCTTAATTATGGATAAGGAAATGTCCATACAAGAAGAAATAAAGGAATATTTACTTTATATACTAGAATTGGATGACTCTAGTATATCTAGTATTATAGATACATTTAACGAATACTCAGGTACCTCATTATGATTACTCTGGAAACTCTTTACTGGAATAACTGTTTTAGTTATGGTCCAGATAACTTTTTAGATTTAACCACTGACTTAGTTACTCAAATAGTAGGTACAAATGGTACAGGTAAATCCTCTATACCTCTAATTATAGAAGAAGCTTTATACAACAAAAACTCAAAAGGTATAAAGAAGGCAGATATTCCTAATAGGTTTATAGGGGAGGGTTATGACATAACTCTTACGCTATCAAAAGATGAAGACAAGTATGTTATAATTATTAATAGGAAAAGCGGAGTAAAGGCAACTTTATTAAAAAACGACGAAGATATAAGTAGTCATACTGCTACAGAAACTTTTAAGACTATACAAGAAATAATTGGTGTAGATTTTAAGACGTTTTCTCAGCTAGTGTACCAAAGTACTACCGCTAGCTTGCAGTTTCTAACAGCAACGGATACAAATAGAAAAAAGTTTCTTATTGATTTATTGCAGTTAGAAAATTATATTACACTCTTTGAGCTTTTTAAAGATAACAGTAAGGCTATTAGTATAGAAATTTCTTCTATCTCAGGTAAACTCAGCACTATTGAAAAGTGGTTAAAAAATAATAATCTCACAGATACTACCATACTTCCAATGTCGGATATAACAATTTCTACGGAATCTGACGAGAAAGCTTTCCACAAACTTAAGACAGAAATTGAAAATATTTCGGAAAAAAATAAAAAAATTTCTAGAAATAATAGTTATAAACAAGCTTTAAAAGGGTTACCTATAGAAGAAGCTCAAAAGATAGAAGGCACAGAGAAAAAATCTTACGATGATCAACAAAAAGAGCTTGGAGCTTTATCAGGGGCGGTAACGGGGTTAAAGAAATTTCTGGAAAAAGTAAACAATTTGGGAGATGCATGCCCAACTTGTGAGCAGAAAATACCTCCTGAGTTTAAAATGTCTCTGATTGAAGACACGGAGACAGAATTATCTGAGCTTCGAGTGAAAGGAAGAGCTTTACAAGAATTTATACAAGAAACTCGGTCAGTTAATGCTAAAATTGACTACCGAAATAAGATAGAAAGGGAATGGAAAGATTTATATAATTCAATAGATCAGACACTTCCTGCTAACATTTTGGACGAGAAATTTCTAACAAGAAACTTAAAAGAAGTTTCACAGAGAATTTCTGAAGCAAAGTCTGAGATTAAAAAAATTGAAAAAGAGAACGCAAAACGATTAGAGAACAATACTAGAATTAAAGTAATACAAGAGCAAAAAGACTTATATTTGGTAGAACTAGAAGAGCTAGAAAGTTCTTTGAAAGATTTGGAAGTTACTCTTTCTAATTTGGAAGTTTTGAAAAAGACTTTCAGTACTAATGGCTTAGTTGCTTATAAGATTGAAAATCTTGTAAAAGAGTTAGAGGATATGGTAAACCATTACCTAGGAGAGCTTTCTGATGGTAGATTTACTCTTGAATTTGTAATACTAAATGATAAGTTAAACGTAGAAATTACAGATTCAGGCAATGTCATAGACATTCTTGCGCTCTCTTCAGGAGAACTAGCAAGAGTAAATACTGCTACTTTATTAGCTATTCGTAAGTTAATGAGTAGTATATCTAAATCTAAGATTAATATACTTTTCTTAGATGAAGTAATTAACGTGTTAGATGAAGTAGGCAGAGAAAAGCTCGTAGAGGTTCTTCTTAAAGAAGATCTGAATACTTATATAGTAAGTCATGGATGGTCTCATCCTCTTCTAAGCAAAATAGAAGTAACTAAAGACGAAAACATTTCTAAGCTAGAAATGTAAAGGCTATGAGGCAATATAATGAAGAAAAAAGAAATTTTAAGAAAAATAGTGATAGACGCTTTAAAGGATTCTTTTATAGGTAAAATTGAATACCACAAAGCCAATGTAGAAATTTATCTTAATAATCCCACAGGGATAGGAGAACATCCTGATATATTGGGCGCAATAGAAGACGAGTTAGAAAAAATTGCGGAGTACCAAGAAAAGTTAGATGTTTTAGAAAATAGTTTTTAATTATGGTAGATTCAAGAGCTAAAGGAGCTAGAGGGGAATATCTCGTAAGAGATTTATTACGAGAACATACAGGGTTACAATTTGAACGAGTTCCTTCAAGTGGCGCCTTAGACTATTTAAAAGGAGATTTATATGTTCCACATTACAAGAACTATTTTTGTATAGAAGTTAAAAATTATCAAGAGAGTCCTCTTTCTGACAAAATTTTTACTCAGAAAAGGACAAATAATCTTATAAAATGGTGGAAAAAGTTACAGGAGCAGGCAGAAGGAGGAAGCCAAAAACCTCTTCTGTTTTTTAAATACAATAGAAGTCCAGTGTATGTCGTGACAGAAGTTGAACCTCAAAATACAGAGGATTGGATGTATATAAAGTTTTTAAACTGTTATGTGCTACTAGGAGAACATTGGTTAATTACGGAGAATATCAGTTTTGGACATGAGTTTACATGAAATAGCCGAGTCAAAAGTGCCTTTAGTTAGTGATAAGGCTTGGTCTCATGATTATTACAGGCAAGTATACCAAAAAGTGTTGGGAGGCTTAAAAGACAGAGACTTT